CGTTACCCCAAGCGTTACCCGAGCTTGAAAGCCAGCATTTCAGAAAGGATGGACTTCCGGTTAAGTCCTTAATTTTAATGGTCGGAGCGGCGGGATTCGAACCCACGACCCCTTGTCCCCCAGACAAAACTCATACCCTTTCACAGCCTTACAAGTCATAACGTCACACACCTGCGAAACCCTTGCAAAACAAGGCTTCTTGTGCGCATGGTGGCGAGTGTTATTAGCACGGGGTAACAGGGTATAACTTCCGAATTCTGTTACCCCTCGTTACCCCGAGCAAAAATCAAGCGCTCAAGACCGGGGTAACAGGCGGGGTAATAGATGACGAAAATCCTGACTTCCAAGACTGTCGAAACGGCGGCACCAGGCGCCGCCCGAAGGGAGATCCCCGATGGCGCTCTGCCCGGCTTCTATCTGGTCGTGCAGCCCAGCGGCGCGAAGTCCTGGGCGTTGCGCTATCGCTTTGACGGCAAGCCGAGAAAACTGACGATCGGCCCCGTTCTTCTGAAGCGTGAAGGCGATCAGGTCGAAGGCGGCTTGGAGTTCGGACAGGCCATGACGCTGCCTGAGGCCCGAGCGGCGGCCCGTGGTGCGCTTCAGACGATCGCGGAAGGGATTGATCCCGGCGCGAGGAAAAGGACAGTTCAGGCGGCTCAGGTCGTCGAGGAGAAAGCTGATCTCGACACTGTGGAGAAGCAGGCCGAACGGTTCATCGCCCGGCACTGCAAACCGCGCAATCGATCATGGAAAGAGACCGAACGTCAGTTCAGGGCAGAGATCAACCCAGCATGGGGCAAACGTCGTGTTGAGGATATCAGCAAGCGCGATGTTCTAAACCTTCTGGACGCGATTGTTGATCGTGGTTCGCCTGTCACTGCCAACCGGGTGTTTGCTACCCTGCGCAAGTTCTTCGGTTGGTTGATCGAGCGTGATGTCGTGGAGGATTCGCCGTGCGCGGGAGTGAAGAAGCCGACCGCTGAAACGTCGCGCGAGCGTATCCTGACCGATGACGAGTTGCGTGTGTTCTGGAAGGCGACCGAACCTTTCGGCTATCCATTCGGCCCGATGTGGCGGCTGTTGCTTCTGACAGGCCAGCGGCGAAACGAGATCGCCGGCATGCGTCGATCTGAGCTTAACCTGACTGGCGATTTGGCTTGGATCATCCCGCGGGACCGGACGAAAAACGCGCTTGAACATCTCGTGCCGCTGGCGCCGCCCGCTGTCGAGATCGTGAAGAACCTGCCAGCGATCGGCGACAAGGGCTTTATGTTCACAACAACCGGCGAAACGCCTGTATCGGGGTTCAGCCGGTCGAAGGATCGTCTTGATGCTGCGATCCTCGCCATTCGGAAAAAGGAAGCCGCAGCGGCTGGCGGAGACCCTGACGAAGTGAAGCTCGAGCCTTGGACGCTGCACGATTTGCGGCGGACGATGGCGTCCGGCATGGCCCGGCTCAACATCAACCTGCCGGTTATCGAGAAGTGCTTGAACCATTCGTCCGGCAGCTTCGCAGGCATAGTCGGCGTCTACCAGCGGCACGATTTCAGAGACGAGAAAACCCGCGCTTTCGCGGCATGGGCTGACCTCGTAATAACGATCGTCGCAGACAAGCCGGCTGGCAACATCGTTCCGATGAGGGCCGCGCAATGACCAAACATCCAGATGACCCAGACTATGATGTCGAGCGGGATTTTTTCCTTGCTCAAGCTGACGACCGGTTGATGGAAAGCTATCTTCAGTTTGGCACAAGACATTTTGATGGGTTCCCCTCGCCAACCGCGATGTCTCAGCTTGCGGAAGCCGGCATCCTTATTAGAGGTTGGGACCTGATGTGTTTGGGGGCGGCAATGAGGACTTTTCATGCCTATCCGAGCCTGCATCTCAGCAAGGAAGCGTTACAGCGTGAACAGCGCATTGCCGAGCTATCAGACGAGTTGAATGAGCTTCTTGCCACCGATGCCGGTGAATATGATGGGTGGCGGTATTTCTGGGGTGATGCCGACTGGAGCGACTTTGAGGAGACGCTGGAGCAACCGGAGCCAGACGGTACGATAAATATTCCCGACCTTCGCGAAGAGCTGACAATCCTTACCGACAGCGCGCGGGAGCGGTTGGACTGGCTACACTCTGCAAAGGATGCTGATATCGAGCCGCAAAGCAACCGAGCCGGCCGCATACGCTATTTCTACTGGTTGATGCTGATGGCTTTCTGGAGATACCAGTTGCAGCGCCAAATCGGAACTTGCACTGCCCCGGATCGCGATGCTTACGGGCCGCTAGTGAAATTCGTACAGGTCATGTCCGCGCGCGGTATGTCGGACGAAGAGACGAAGGGCACTACAATCCGGGCATTCATCCGCCGGTCTGCCGACAGATCTACTCACTTCAAATCTTACTTCTCGCCGCACCCCAAGGCCGAGGCTGTTCCCTGATCGTTAGGGGCTCGGAAAAAATCTCTAACGGCCATTTTGTGTAACGCGCGCCTGACAGATAAATGGGTTGCCATCGTTTGTTAATAACGGAGGCAACCATGTCTGATACTGAGAAATACCTCACCGCCCGGCAGGTTCTGGCGCGCTACAACGTGAGCCAGATGAGCCTTCACCGCTGGCTCAAGAACCCAGACCTCGCCTTCCCTCGCCCGCTGTACATCAACCGCCGCCGGTTCTTCAGAGAGGCTGATATCATCGCCTGGGAGCGCAGGCGTGCAGGAAAGGCCGCGTAATGAGCGCCGCCGATCCTGTCGATAAAGCCGCCCGCTGGCTTGCCGAGAACCGCGGGACACTGGCCCGGCCGATCATTCCTGCCCTTCGCGATCGCTTCGGGCTCGAGATCGATGACGCGATCCGGGCTTCGGTCCTGGCCGCGAAGATCGAATATCTTGAAGCCCTGCCGAGAGGGAGGCAAAGCGCGTGAACAAGAAGGCACATCGAAACGGACGTTCGAAGTCTGTCGGCGAGCATTGGACGAAGATGCTAAGGCACACGATGGAAGAACCGGCCTGGCGGGCGCTCTCGTCAACTGCGCAAGCGCTCTATCCATGGCTCAAGTTCGAATGGCGCGGCCCGGATGCTAATAACAATGGCAAAATTCAACTCAGCGTCCGTCAGGCAGCCGCCAAGTTGGGTGTCTCACCTGACACAGCGGCGGAAGCGTTCCGCGACCTTCAACGCAAGGGCTTCATTGTCCAGACTGCACCCGCCTGCTTGGGCTTCGAAGGCGCGGCGAAGTCGCCCACCTATGAACTGACAGAACTTAAGGTGCCAGGCGCTGAGAAAGACGGCCGGAAGCTATACAAGACGTGGCAGCCGGGCAACGACTATCAGGTTCAGCGATCGGCGGCGAACAACCCGCGGGGTCGTAACGGTCAAGACCTTCAGAAAACAAAACCCTGTCATGAAAATCATGACGCGCCTGTCATGAAAACCATGACGAAAAGGGAGGCCCTGTCATGAAAACCATGACACGCTGTCCTAAAAACCATGACGAAATTGCACGTCTTCAGCCTCAGACTGTCATGAAAATCATGACATCCTTATATCTACCATATCCTGTAGTCGAAGGAGGCGATCATGTCGCATGATGACCTTCCGCTATTCAAGTGGCAACCTCCTCGTCAGGTGATCCCATTCCCGACCTGCTTCAGGGTTGGTCATGCCCGCAAGGTTGCTGAGCAACTTGATCAGGCTCGAACGAACAAAGAGGCGGACGCGAGGCTTACCCGCGCCTGTCAGACGCTTCGCCGGCAGATGCGCGCTGCCCAAATCTCTCCGGAAGAAATCGAGCGCCAGCATGAAACCTTCCTGCACATGATCTGTGCCGAGTGCGAACGGATCCGCGCGAAATGGACGCCGGATCTGTCCGGCGGCGATCACGGCACCCCGCCCGGCGCCGCGTGAGATCTGTCCCGGCAGAATATCACTCGCAAAATGAAAGGAATGACGATGAAGAGCACCCTTATCCGGTCGGCCATCCTCGCCGCGCGGCGCAATATCGAGGGCGGCGTCGGGCCTGAAGATTATTGGCAGGCCGTGCGAGACGCCTATTATGCCACATACCGGACCCTGCCCGCAGAGAGCACCGAGGAAGAGAAAGTTCAACTGCAGGAGGCCGGCGACCTTGTCGGCGACCTTCTGAGCTTCGTTGCAGCCATTCGCGGTGAGATGCCGCAAGCCCCACGCCTCACACCGAAATGGGCACTGAATAAGGACGATGAATCATGACCGATATCGAAGACATGACAATCAGCGAGGCCAGCGCGCCCGGCGCGATTATGACGCCCGAAGAGAAAGCGGAGGCCCTGCGCAAGCGTCGGGAGATCCCGCTTCCCGCGCTACCTGGCGCGTTCTTTGTCTACGGCCTTGGCGGAATGGGCAAGCTCGAGGATGCGTTGCTCGCGATCGATCCCAGCGTCTATGAACGCCAAGGCACGGTCTTCGCTCATATCGAGCGACATCTCCTCGCCGGAAACCCGAAGATGGTTCGCGCCGCCATCGACATCGGCTTGAAGCGCAAGGACGCGGAAGGTCAAAACGTGGCTTACACTGGTCTCGACTTCGATGACCTGCCCTTCACCGTCGGCGAGGCCGTAGAGGCAGCACTTCCGGCGATTTGTGTAGCCATGACCGGCTCAACCTATGCCGAGTTGATCGCCGAGGCCACCGCCGCGCATAAGGCAGCTATGGCCGAAGCTCAAGAGGACGGCGGTGCAGCATGAGCGCTTTTCTTTGTCTGATCGATGACCAGGGTATCCGGTTCTTCTCCGACGCTATTGGATATGACGACGACGGCGTGGTTCTCCATCTCGGATCGAAGGTCGAATTGCGTCCTGATCTGCCGGCCATCATTGGAGCGCGGGGTTCCGCGGAGACATCGAAGATACTTACCCACATTGCCAGCTGGCGAGACTTCGACCACCTCGTTTCAAGCATTGAAAAAGATGGGCGCCGTGCGTTCGATATCGCCCGCATGAACAGAACGTCGGATGATCCGCCCTACGCGCAAATCTGGATCGCGGGTTGGTCGACTGAGCGCGAGCGTTATTGCCTCTTCGTGATCGACTTCAGTATTGATCGGGAAACCGGGGATGTCCTGAGCGAACCACTAACCGAATACGAGGGGATTTTTCATCAACCCGGCCCAAACGAAGAAGCTTGCCGCCGTCAAGGATGGGATGGAGGAGTTCCAATCGTCAAACAATCGCCGCCCGAACGGACAGCCTCCGACGTAATCCGCGTATTCGAAGCGATTCGAGACACCAGAAACGAATTGCACCATCTTCCCAACGCTCCGAAGGGGGTGCGTTGTGGAGGCTGGTTACAGATGACCGTGTTGACGCACGTTGGCATTTGGACGCAGGTCATTCACCGATGGCCCGATGCCATCGGTGAAGTAGCCGGCTCGGCCTCAGCAGAGAGTGGCGGTTGACGGTTCTCTCGGCCCTCCGCCCGTTTGTGCTCCGGCCAATCCGCCGACCCTGTATCCCGGAAGCCCGCGTAACACCTCGCCGATGCTGCCTTTCCCGCCCTTGGCGGCCTTGCGCAGCGCGGCGAGCGTGCCAACACCGATCTTGTTGGTTGCTTCCTTGTCGAAGATATACTCGCCCCTGTGCACAATCCCGGCCGGTTCATGCTCGCCGCCTGCTCCTGTGTAGCCGCCATCATCGAACAACCCCACACTGCCGAGCGCCAAGCGGGTTTGGGAAACGTTGCCGAACACGCCGCTCAGGATACCGCCGCCGCCGAATATCCCCGAAAGCGGCCCACGCCCTAGAAGCGCGGCTTGAGCGACCGCCTCAATCAGCGTGTTCACGAATCGATCAAGCGCCGCGTTGCCGGTCTCGATTTCAGGAATCATGTCCCTGAAAGCATCGCTTGCCAGATCGCCGAAGAATTCGGTTGCCTCGTTCAACTGATCCTGCGCCTGGCGCTGCTGATCGATTGCGTCGACCAGTCCGACGATCATTTGCCGTTGCTCGTCGGTTGCCGCTGCACCGGCCCGTCTCAGCGCCTCAGCCGCGCGCTGATCCTGTTCGGACAGGCTCATCACGTCGCGCTCGAACTTGAGTTCGCTGATCAGATCCTTGACCGCCTGGGCTTCCCGCAAAGCTGATTCCGTCGCCCGGTCGCGACTGCTGGATTTTCCGCCGCCCGTGCCGGTGTCAGCCGGCGGCACTTCCCGCTGCATCTCCGCAGCCTGTCGGGTGAGGCCGGTTCGAAGCTCGTCAATCGCCCGGTTTCGCAGTTCCGCTTTGATGGTGTCGATCTCGCCTTTCAAGCGTGTCAGCCCTTCGCCATCGGCGCCGCGGAGGATGAAGCCCGCAACCGATGAGGATTCTGCCTTCCGAAGGTTCGCTTCCTTGACCGCAAGTTCCTCAAGAAGCCCCGCCTTCGATTTGCCCTGCAGGTCTTTCATGCTGTCGACAATTGATCGGATTGCGCCGGCCAAATCGCCAGCAAGTCGTGCTGTCGAAATTAGAATGGGCGCCAAATCGATCATCGCCTTCGAAAACTCGACATCCATGATCTTTGATGCGGTCGAAAGTTCGTCGTTCATCGCTTCCGCGCGCGCCAAGAGATCCTTGTCGATGACGATGCCAAGGCGTCGTGCTTCCGCCGCCATCCTGTCGAACCCATCCGCGCCGCCCTTCAAGAGTTCGACCATCTTCGCGCCGTTGCGGCCGAAGGCGGCCGATGCGATCGCTGCCTTTTCCGTCTCGGAAGTCGCAGCCTTCACGGCATCGGCCACAAGCCTGAAGCGTTCTTCCTGGGTTTTCGAAGCCTGAAGCTGCTTCAGAAGTTCCGGGTTGAGTTCCCGGAGCTTGCCGGCGAGTTCGCCCTGACCAACGGCAGCAAGGCCGCTGTTGCGGATGAAAGCGATCATACTCGCATTGAGTTCGTCGACACCGACGCCGGCCAGATCTGCGCCATACGCGAGTTGCTGATAGAAATCCGAATCGAGACCGGTTGCCTTGGCCGATTTGGCGATCTTGTCGAAGTCGCTGATCGCGCTCCGCGCCTTGCCAAGCGCCGCGGTTACGCTGAGGATCGGCGCCAGCGAGGCCAGTGCGCCGGCCGCAAGGCCGCTGAAGGCGGAAGCGCCGATGCCTGTGCCAAGCCCCGCAAACCGTCGCTGGAGCGCCAAGACGCCCTTTCCCATGCGTCCGGTTGAATGATCAGTGACCTTTTCCCCGCGCCTCAGTGACCCTTCGTATGCCCGCAAATCCGCGTCAAACGCGACCCGGATACTTCCAATCGTAGCTACCACGTTGATTTCCTTTCACAATTTTTCTATTGTTCTGTAATTAAGAACAATTATATCATTTTCGTTCACTTTTGTTGATACAAGGACAAGATTCCTATATATTCCAGATCATCGACAAATGAGGGACTGCCGTTGTTCGCGACGTTGCGACAGCTTTTCAGCGCGCCAGACCGAAAGAGCCTGGCGAACCCGACCGAGGAGGAGCTGAGGCTGTTCACCGGCGGCACGCTTGGCGGTTCGTTCGCAGTCTCCGCGACCGAGGCGCTGCAGGTGCCATCCGTGCAGCTTGCAATCCGGCTGATCTCGGAAGGTGTCGCCGCTCTTGATCGCCGCGTGGTGCAGATCGATGGTGCCCGGCAGATTGACGCGCCCGAGCATCCCGCAAGCCGCTTCCTGACCAGCCATTGGAACGACTGGACCTCTCCTTTTGAGGGCGTCCGCGATCTGGTCTCTTCGGCGCTCACTAATGACTTCGGGGGCGTGCAGTGGCTCAACAAGCCCGGTGGCGAGCTTCGCGAGATTGTCGCCTATCGCAGCCTCACCGTTCAATTCGACACAGAAACCGGGGAACCCCGGTATCAACTTGGCAACCGCGCAGTGCCGGCAGAAGAGGTGATGCACGTCCGCGGCCCGTTCTCTCGTAGCCCGCTGAGCCTGGCACGCGAAAGCATCGGCGTTGCGCATCTCATGGCGGATCGTGCCGGCAAGCTGTTCAAGAATGCCGCCCGTCCGGGTGGCTGGATTGAGTTCGCGGAATGGCTGGACGAAGAGCCGTTCAACCGGATGAAAAAGAGCTGGGAAGAGGCTCACGGCTCGCCAGAGAACAGCGGCAAGACTGCGATCCTGTTCGGCGGTGCGAAGTTTCATCCAGCCGAGTTCAAGTCGACCGATGCTCAGTTCCTCGAACTGAAAAAGGAGCAGGTGGTCGAGATCGGCCGGGCCTTCGGCGTTCCGCCCTCCATGCTGTTCAATCATGACCGTGCGACCTGGTCGAATTATGAAACCGCCGCCCGATCCTACATGGTCGAAACGCTTGAAGCCTGGATCCGTGTCACGGAATCAGCACTGACCCGCGCCCTGATCCCGGCAGAAGAGCGCGGCACCTATCGCGTGGTGATCGACCGTGACGACCTGACCCGCGCTGATCTGGTCGCCCGTGCCACCGCGATCAACAGCCTTCGGGCTTCCGAAGTCCTTTCCGCAGACGAAGCCCGCGATTGGTTGGGCATGGCACCGCGTCCAACCGATCGGCTCGACGACTACAAGAACCCAAACATCAACCCTGACCGTGTACCGGCGCCAGCGGAGGCCGCTTGATGGAACGCCTTTTCATCGAAACGAAGATCATCGCGAGTGACGCCGGTTCTGTAGCGGGGATCGCTTGGAAATTCGGCGAACCCGATCGCATTGGCGACTGGATTGAGCCGGGTGCATTCAAGGGCTCAAAGTTCCCACTTCCAATGCTGTTCGGCCACGACATGAACGACCCGGTGGGAACCTGGGACACTGCCGAAGAAAAAGCGGATGGTTTCCACATCACCGGCAAGCTGCTGGTCGAAGACGTTGCCCGGGCCCGTGAGGTCAACGCACTGGTGAAGTCCGGAGCCGTCCGCGGGCTTTCGATCGGTTTCATCACGAAGAAGGCCAGCGCCAGAACCGGCGGGGGCCGCACCATCAAATCACTCGAATTGCTTGAGGCGTCACTGGTGACGATCCCCATGCATGCCGGCGCGAAGGTCACTTCCGCCAAGTCGGCAGTTCTGGCGCTCAACCTCGCCGCTGCCATCAACCGGGCAACTGCCCATCTTGCGAAAGGCTGAAAGCATGAAAATCATGCAGGAACAGGCGTTTGCCCGCGCTATCGAATTGAAGGGCGAAGAGGACGATCCGACCGGCATCGTCACGAAGGCGCTGGAGGATCTTCAGAAGGCCGTTGACGAGCGCCTGAAGAAGCTCGAGGCGAAGGGAGAAAACACCGGCGCCGACGCGGAGTTGAAGAAGCTCGAAGAGCGGCTGAAGGCAGTCGAGACAAAGGCAAATCGCCCGTCTGGCGGTGGCAACAACGATGATCCCAGCGAGGAAGCCAAGGCGGAGCGCAAGGCGTTCGGCACCTATCTTCGCCGCGGCTCAGCGGTTCCTGAAGAGGAATTGAAGGCGCTTACCGTCTCCAATGACGAACAGGGCGGCTATCTGGCGCCTGCCGAGATGAGTACGGAATTCATCCGGGATCTGGTCGAATATTCGCCGGTTCGGTCGGTGGCATCTGTCCGCAACATCGGCAGCCCTTCGGTGAAGTATCCGAAGCGCACCGGCATCACGAACGCGCAGTGGGAGGGTGAAGGCGAAGACAGCGAAGAATCGACCACCACTTTCGGGCAACTGGAAATCCCGGCCCGGAAGATCATGACCTACGTCGATATCTCGAATGAGCTTCTGGCAGACAGCGGCGGCACCGCCGAACAGGAAGTTCGCTTGGCGCTCGCTGAAGACTTCGGCAAGAAGGAAGGCACCGCCTTCGTCAATGGCACCGGGGCCGGTCAGCCTGAAGGTCTGATGACCAACGCGGATATCCAGCACACGCTGAACGGCCATGCGACGAACCTTGCGGCTGATCCGCTGATCACGCTTATGTACGCGCTTCCGGCAGCCTATCGCAACTCGGGCACCTGGATGATGAACGGCACCACGCTCGCCACCGTCCGGAAGCTGAAAGATGGCGATGGCCGCTATCTCTGGCAGCCGTCATACCAGGCCGGTCAGCCGGAAACCCTGCTTGGCCGTCCTGTGATCGAAGCCGTCGACATGCCGGATATCGAAAGCGGATCGTTCCCGATCCTCTACGGCGATTTCAGCGCCTATCGCATCGTCGACCGGCTGGCCATGTCGATCCTCGTCAACCCGTACTTGCTTGCCACGAAGGGCCTGACCCGCATTCACGCCACCCGCCGCACCGGTGGCCGCGTGATGCAGGCCGCCCGGTTCCGCAAGCTCAAGATGGCAACCTCGTAAGGAGCAACCACCATGCGCGATCTCGCACCAAATATCGGAGTTGTGCAGGCTGTTGCGCCTGCGGTTCTCTCCGCCACCGACACCAGTTCGGCAATCGACCTTCTGGGCTTCGACAGCGCGGCCGTGATCATCAACACCGGGGCCATCGTCTCCAGTGGTGATTTCACAGCCAAGCTTCAGGAAAGTGACACCACCACCAGCGGTGACTTTGCCGATGTCGCGGCGGCTCACCTGGTCGGCACCCTGCCTGCAACGCTGGAGGCGGCCAGCGTCTACAAACAGGGCTACATCGGCAACAAGCGGTATCTCCGGACGGTCATCACCAAGAACGGCGGCACGTCCATCGCCGCCGGTGCGGTAATCGTCAAGGGCCATCCCGCCGAAGCCCCGGTCGCCTGATGCAGATCATGACCGAGCTTCTTCGTCGGCGCGAGGCTGTGCTTGGTCATGCGGTCGCGGCTGGATGGACTCTAGTCGCGACCATTCATTCGAGGAGCTGCTAACATGGCTCGTATCCCTCGCATATGCCCATGCGGCTACCGTGTCGCTGCTGACCACCAATGCGCCTGCCAGAAGGCGAGGAAGGCTGCCGCAGACAAGGAACGCCCCAGCGCGCGGAAACGTGGCTATGACACAGCCTGGCAGAAGGCTGCGGCGGCGTTCCTGAAAGAGCCTGGTAATCAGCGCTGTGCATGCGGTGCACCGGCAACCGTCGTCATGCACCGGATATCCATTCGCCAGCGGCCTGACCTGAAGATGGTGCGCGGCAATTGGCAGCCCGGCTGCGTTCGCTGCAATGCCATCCAAGCCGATCGCGAGCGCAGAGAAACTATTCCTGACGGGAATACTTTTCAGACACCGGGGGGTGGTCGCCGACTTTCGGCCGTTGCCACAGGACCGGATGGGGCTCCTGACTCCGCGAAAATCTTCAATCGAGCGGTAAAATTTGAGGTGCTGCCATGATCGAAACAACCGTTGCACCAGTGATCGACCCGGACTTTCTCGCCCTGGTGCTGGATCACGTGAAGGTCGAACCCGGCGATGAAGAGACGGCCTATGGTGACCTGGTCGAGGCTTACCTCGAGGCGGCAATCGGTCGAATCGAGAGCGCGTCCGGCCGGTGCCTGTTCACCCGCACGATGGAACTGACGACCGATGCTTTCGGCACGGCGCTGATCCTGCCGGCATCGCCGGTCATTTCCGTGGCGAGCGTGATCTATATCGACCTGGAGGGAGTGGAACAGACGCTTTCGCCAAGCTCCTACAGCCTGATCAACCGGCTGGAAACGCCGGCACTGTTTGCGGCGCATGGTGCAGAGTTCCCGAAGGCCCGCGATTATCCGGGCTCAATCACCGTCACATTCGACGCCGGCTATGGGGAGAACGTCGCGGACATCCCGGCTCAGCTTCGGCAGGCCGTCATGCAGACCGTCGCGGATTGGATGCGCTTCGGCGGCAACGTGGCAACCACAAGCACGATGGAGCTTCCCGCCAACGCCCGCCGCGCCTGCATGAACTATCGTCGGGAGTGGGCGTGATGGCAAAGCGTGCAGGAGTCTTCGGCGCCAAGCGCGTGTCATCGGCATTCCGCAAGATGGCGAAGCTCTATGGCCGCCCGGTTGACGAGGCGTCCCGATTCGCCCTGCAGCCGATCCTGAAGGCGGCAAAGGCGAACACGCCCCATGAGAGCGCGAAGAAGGCGCTTGTCCTGAAGAAGGATCGCAAGGCCCCGAAGACGCAACCCTCGCACGTCGTCGGCGGCGATCCGAAGAACCCGGATTACCGGCTCTTGCACTTGCTGGAGTTCGGCACGGAACCGCACGTCAATGGCGGCCGGTTCGAAGGCACTCAGCATCCCGGCACCGATCCCCAGCCGTTCCTGACACCGGCCTATGAGGAGCATGGGAACGAAGCCGTGAAACGGTTCGGGCAGAAGATCGGACCAGCCGTCGAGAAACAGGCCGCGCGCCTGGCAAGGAAGGCCGGCCGATGAAAGCGCTCGCAATTTTGCGAACCCTGTTGCTTGCCGACGCTGGCGTGACCGCAAAGCGGACCGGGGGCGTGCATACCAATGCCGCGCCTCAGGAAGACGCAACGCCGAACGTGGTGCTGTTGCTGGTCTCTGGGCTCGAGGAATTCACCCATTCCGGCCCCTCAGGGCTTGTCGAAGACCGTGTCCGCGTCTGGTGCAGGGGCAAGACAGCCCGTGAAGCTGCCGAGCTTGGCACGGCCGTGCATGCCGCTCTGCAGGGCTATGTCGGCGAAGTGGGTGACGCCTATGTCCAGCTTTGCCGCATGGCGATGTCGACATCCGACTATCAGGACGGCGCCAAGGTTCACCGCTCGATTATTGACTTCGACGTCTCATGGAATTTGGCATGACGATCGATCCAGCAACCCTCAACCGCCGCCTCACGATCGAGCGCTACACGCTGGTGTCAGGCTCCTGGAACGATGAATTTGTCTGGTCGGATGTCCGCACGACCTGGGCAGCGATGAAGTACGAATCGGCCGATGAAGAGTTCGCAGCCGATCAGGCCTACGCCCGCCGCGTCGTGACCTTCACAACCCGGTTCATGTCCGACATCACCGCGGTTGATCGTGTCACCTGCATGGGCGTGACCTATGACATCAAGGGGCTGAGGGAGATCGGCAACCGCGACGGGCTCGAGATCAAAGCCGAAGCCACCGACCCGGGCGGTGCATGATGGCAGCCGGACGCAAACCCCAGCTTCGTGCCATTGAAGGCGGCTTGTCGAAAGTCCCGCCGGCACCGGCTGGGCTCAATGCGACCGCAAGGGCCGAATGGAAGCGCACCTGCGAAGAGCTGATCGATCGTTCGGCATTGGTGAAATCCGATCTGCCCACGGTTGAGATGTACGCAACCTGCCGGGCTATGGTGACAAAGATCCGGCCGCTTGCCGACAAGGCAGAACCCTACATCGTGAATGACAAGACCGGAGCCGTGAAAAAGCATCCGGCCCATATCGCGCTCACGAACTATCTGACCTTGTGCCTTCGGTATGAATCCGAGCTTGGCCTGACACCGGCTGCGCGCAACCGCAAGGGCTTCAGAGACAGCGGAGGGAACGCCAATGCAGGCGCGCCGCCCGGCCTGGATCTTTGATGGTTCCGAGATCCCCGACGACTTCGGCCACGGTCAAAAAGCGATCGACTTCATCAAGGCGCTGAAGCATCCGAAAAGCCCGCTGCCCGACAAGTCGTTTCAGCTTCCGTTGTTCTGGGAGCGGATCATTCGGCGCATCTATGGCCCGACCGATCAGCACGGCAACAGGAAGGTGAAGACCGCATTCATCCTGTTGCCCCGCGGCGCCCGCAAAACGACGGTGTCGGCGGCGATGGCGCTCAATCACACCTTCGGCTATCAGCGGATCCACAGCGGGCAGGCGCTCGCAGCTGCCTCAAGCGAGGACCAGGCGACAATCGCCTATGAAGAGGCCGCCGCCATTGTGGAGGCCACGCCCTGGCTGAAGCCGCATGCCAAGCCGCTATCATCGATCTTCCATCTCTCGCACCCGAAATCCAAGTCCGTCTTCCGCGCCGTCTCTTCCGATGGTGGTGCGCAACTCGGCAAGACCCCGAACTTCGTCATTGCCGATGAGCTGATCGCATGGCCGAAGCGCGATCTCTGGGCAGCGCTTCGAACCGGTCTGGTCAAGGTTCCGGGCTCGCTTCTGATCGTCATCACTCAGGCCGGTGCCGGATCGGAAAACCTCGCTGCGCAGATGCTCGATTATGCCCGCAAAGTCGACGCCGGCGAGATCGATGATGAGGGCTTTCTCCCAGTGCTTTTCGAAACGCTGCCTGGGGCGAACTGGCGATCTGAAAAGCTCTGGCATTTCGTCAATCCTGGGCTTGCCGAAGGTTTCCCAGATCTCGCCGGGCTCCGACAGCTTGCCAAGGAAGCCGAGGCGCTACCGGCTCAACGTCGCGAGTTCTGCCAATACAACCTCAACCAATGGCAAGAACACAGCCACGCCCCGTTCATCGAATTGGAGGTGTATGACCGGGGCAAGGCTCCGATCGACGCCGACGCGTTGGAAGGGCAGGCTTGCTGGATTGGCGTCGACATGGCGCTGAGGCACGATCTGTGCGCCATCGTGGCCGCATTCCGCGATGGTGTCAGCTTCAGGGTGCTGGCCTGGTTCTTCACCCCTGAGGAAAACCTCAGCGCAAAAGCGGAGCGCGACAAGGTCGACTATCTCGCCTGGGCGGAAGCCGGTTTCATGATCCCGACGCCGGGCCCGGTCATTAATCACAAGGTTGTCGCTCAGCACATCCGAGAACTCGCCGACCGCTTCAATGTCCAGGAAATCAATTTCGACCCCAACCGCGCGCTCGACATCATGCACGAGCTTGCCGAGGACCGGCTGCCCGTCTTCAAATTCGATCAGTCCTGGCGAATGCTGGTCCCCGCGATCGATACCCTGACGGAAGTCCTGCTTGAAGGCCGGATGCAGCACGGCGGCAATCCGGTGCTGCGGTGGTGCTTCGAAAACATCGCCATGACCCCGCCCGACAGGAACGGGAACCGGCTGTTCTCGAAAGCCAGAAGTCGCGACAGGATCGACGGCGCCTCCGCGGCGCTCATGGCTATCCAGCGCGCTTCCATGGGCGATCTCGCCGGCACCTTCTACGACAAGCCTGTGGCCGATAACCCCGCATTCTGGAGCTTTTGAGATGAGCAAGAGACGGGTCACGCTTGCGGGTACCAAGCGGAAGGGCGAAGCCCCTCAGCGGATCTATCGCGGCGAGGCCCGCAAGGACATGGTTCGGCGCGTCACGGACGTGCTCAGGAATTGGCGCCTGTCGCCATTCGAGCATGAGGGCAACACCCGTGCAGGCTTCCGCGCCGCGCTCGTCCTGGACGGCCATGGCTGGCAAGCGGCCGATGATGAGGCCGCGGCACTGATCGCCGAAAGCTTCCACCTGCTTGGCGCCGTCCGTCCGACATGGTTTGAAGGGCAGATGCAATACAGCGCCGGCACCGATTATTGTTGGTCGTGCCGCGGGCCGCTCGAGGAAGAGGACCGGGCCGCCGGCCGTCGGTTTTGCTGCGATGATTGCGCCCGCCTGGCGCGCACCCACCGCACCGACATTGCCCGCTATGCCGATCAGCTCGCCTATAACAGCGCCTACTATGTCGCGTTCAAGGATGGGCTTCCCGAGGCCGATTGTGAATGGTGCGGCGCCCGGTACAAGATGCAGCACCTCAAACAGCGCTTCTGTTCGAAGAGCTGCGCTCAGAATGTTGTCTGGGGAGAGCGGAAGGTGAAGCCGAAGCCCTGCCTTCAGTGCGGCACAATCTTCCGGGGGCTTCAGGTCGAGGCGAAATTCTGCTCGCCGAAGTGCTCCGCACGTCACCGCGTCGATAACATGTCCGAGCGGCATTGCGAGGTGTGCAAAGCGGTCTTCCGGCCGCGCTCATCCAACGCCGCAGTCTGCTCGCCCGTCTGCCTGAATGCGCGGAAGGTGGCCTATAACCGCAGGAAGCGGGAAGAGGCGAGGCAGGCCGCGGCCAGCGCGTTCATCTGTGAAAAGATTGTTGCGTTCAAGGAAGCCGCTGAGTAGGGCCGCGCAACTCACTCCGCGCCATGGAACGCGGGTTTTCTCTAATCCGCGTTTGCGCCTGCCGTAGAAGAAGGGGGCTTAGGCTCGCGATCAGTTCTTGTGGCAGGTCTTACTCTTCGCGATACACGCTTTGCCGCAGGGCTTTCCCTTTTTGCAGAACCAACTCGCATCGCAGGCAGACAACAGCATCAGCGACATCAAGATTGCAGTGATAGCTTTCATGTCCGATTGCCTTTGTGTCCGAGTTCAGATCTCTTCGTTATTGGGCGGAATACACCTTAAACATGCTCAATCGAGCACAGCGGGACTGACTGCGGGGACGGCACAGGGTTCACTCAATCAATGACGTAATAGTTGTTTTCGCCTCGCGGACAATTCTCTTTCAGCCGGACAGCGCATGAACGGAGGGAACTCTCCGAGGTACCAAAGGCTTCCTCCGTATGGCCGCAACGATCACACGTCACCGCAACACCTTCGACATCGCCATAATCGCCATCAAGATCGACGTGAGTATAGCTAGTGGTCACTCGTGCCATGCCATTCCGCCTCCATATTTCCGAGATGGTGTGCGAACATTCGGGGGAGGTCAAGTTAGCTTCAACCGAAAGCTGCGCTCACTCGCGACCGCATTGAATTTACACGCAAACGTATCAACTATGCGCGTGACCTATACGCCGCCGCCTGCCATCCTGAAACGGTCGGCGGGGCGATAGCTGCGCACCCGCCGACCTAATCACAGCTTGATCGTGAAAGGATCGCACCATGACCGTACATGCCATTATCACAGCCCCGACCGCGGTTCGCCATAATCCCGCCGAAGCGTTGGCAAGTGCGCATACCCTGGCAAGTATCGCAGAAACGATGATTAACCGCCTGAAGACGGACGGCGACCAAGTGCTAATGAACGATTATGACCGAGAACAGATCGTCTTTCTGATCTGCGAGACGCTTAACCGAATCGAAGAGGCGCAATCCGCCCTGCCCTAACCCCCATTTTCTTGGCCGAAACCTCATATTTAGACGGAAAATGTCGCCCCAGTAGCTGGGGCGGCTTCGGCTTTGCGTTACCCCAAGCGTTACCCGAGCTTGAAAGCCAGCATTTCAGAAAGGATGGACTTCCGGTTAAGTCCTTAATTTTAATGGTCGGAGCGGCGGGATTCGAACCCACGACCCCTTGTCCCCCAGACAA